GTGGCGCCCGCCGCGTCCTTGATGCGGTAGTGGCCGGCGGTGCCGGCGGCGCCCGAGTTGCCCTGCCAGGTGCCGAGCAGGCTCTTGGCGCCGGCGCTGGCCGCCGAGAGCCAGTCGGCCGGCAGCGTGACCTCGCGCAGCAGGGTGCCGCTGTCGACAGCCGCGCAGTTGGCAGGCGCCGCGCCGCTGCGGATCTGCAGCTTGGGCGACGCGCCGACGGTGGTCTCGAAGCCATCGCCCCAGGCGTTGCGAACGGCGGTGCTGAACTGACGTGCCATGCTCTACCTCATCCCCACCGTTGTGCAAAGCCGCGTCGAGGACGCGGCGCCTGCCGGGCAGCACGCGGCCGCACCGGGCTCAGCGCGCGCGCCTGCTCTTCTTCGTCACCGCCCGCCAGGTCGGTCTGCGGCGCCTCGTCGCCCTCGCCCGCCGGTGCAGGCGTCTGCACCGCACCGTCGAGCAGGTCCATCTGCTCAACCTTGCCGAACAGCTTCTCGCGTGCCCGGAACACGGTCTCGGCATGTTGGCCCGACATCGCGTACAGGTACGCGCCGTAGGCGTAGACCTCGCAGTCCCAGGCCTCGTTGCGCTCGCTGCCCTTGACCCACCACAGCGCCTTCTTGCCTTGCTGATCGCGGCGCCACTCGCGCTTCTCGGAGCGCATCTGCTTGTAGTAGTCGGCCTCGAAGGCGAGCGGGAAGTGGTAGAACCCGCCACCCGGCCTGGCCAGCCGCAGCCGCCCGTCGATCAGGTTCTTGATCGACTGGGTGCCCAGTGGCCTGATCTCGACGCCGCCGGGCACCGCCTGGCCGCGCCATGTGAACTCGACCTTCCTGGGCCGGCCCAGCTTGGGCGCGTCGATGGGCTTGGCGCCGTAGATCGCCATCCAGTGCCGGCCGCGCAGCTGGGCATCGCGGCAGAAGGCGTACACGTCTTCGCCATGGTGGCCGCCGCGGTCGACGAAGACCGCGTCGATGCGCATGACCTGGCCGCTTTCGTGCCTGATGGGCGACAGCAGCAGCTCGCGCAGCTTGGCCCAGGTCTCGGGCGCCGCGGGGTTGCCGTAGATCTCGCCGTGCCAGACGCCCCAGCTCTCTTCGCCGCGGCCGAAGGCGCGGATGACGACGGCCAGGCGGTTGTCCTGCGTGTCGACGCCGGCCACGCACACCAGGCCGCCGAGCGGGCAGCTCATCAGCGCGTACTGCTCGGCGCGCTGCTGCAGTTGCTCGGCGCCGACTTCGCTGCGAACCGTGTCGGCCCAGCACTCGCCCAGGAAGTTGTTGAAGAAGGCCTTGAGCTTTTCTGCGTCGCCCTGCGCGCTGAGCCACTCCTGCACCAGCATCGGCCACGGGCGCCAGCCGATGGGTGCCGCGAGCGCGCTGAAGTACCAGCTGGCCACGCCGGGCTCGCCGACGGCGGTGGCCTCCCAGTAGGCCAGGCCGGCAGCGCGCGCTTCGGGCTCGCTGCCGGCCTGGCCGCGCGGCGCGTAGTTGGCGGTCTTCCAGGCACTCTCGGTGCCGAGCGAGCCGCAGTCGATGCAGGCGTAGCGCGCGGATTGCGGGTCGCCGTCGACCCACTTCATCTGGGTCCACACCAGGTGCTGGGCGTGGCCGCAGTCCGGGCAGTGCAGGAACCAGCGCCGCTGATCGCCGCGCTTGACCTGCTTGTTGATGGCGCTGCGGCCCTCGATGGTCGGCGTGCCGTCGCCGTAGATCTTGGCCTTGCGCCCGAAGTTCACTGTGCGAGCCTTGGCCAGGTCGATCACCGAGCCCTGGTCGCCGAGGTCCATGACGTACTCGTCGGGCTCCTCGAACTTGATGTAGCGCATGGTCGCGCTCTTGAGCGCGCCGACCCGGTTGCTGCCCACCAGTCGCAGCGCGCCGCCGGCGAACTTCTTGCGCAGCTTGGTGTTGTCGGCGCCTTTCTGGTCGCTGCCGCGAACGCGCTTGCGGAGCTCGCGGGTGTTGACGCGCATCGGCTCGAAGCGCGTCAGCTCCCACTGCTTGGCGTCTTCGAGCGTCGGGAACACCACCAGGATCGAGCCGGCCGCGGTGCAGATCCAGGCGCCGATCAGGTTCTCGCCAGACACCGAGCCGCCCACCTGCACCGGCTTCTGGAACCAACCTTCGCGGAACGGCGAGCCCGGCGACATCGTGCGCTGGATGTCGATCAGGTACGGCGTGCGCGTGTTGCGAAACGGCCCCGGCTCCGGCGTGTCCGGCGGCAGCACGCGGTGCGCCTCGGCCCACTCGTCGACCCAGACGCGCTGGTCGGGCTTGACCGCGTCGCCGATGGCCTTGAGGAACGACTGCCCGGACGCGAGCATCCAGGGGTCAGTCGGCTTCATCGTCGTCGTCGTCGCGCAGCACGCGGGCGGTGTCGAACTTGTCCAGGGCGGCGGCAAGCTCGGTCTCGATCAGCTGCTCGACCCTGAAGGCGTCGGACTCGACCGCGACCTGGTCTTTGATGCGCGCCGGCACGTTGAGCACCGCGTCGCGCAGGGCGCGGAAGGCGGTGAAAGCCAGGCGCTTGGCCTCCTCCAGGTCGATGAGCTGGCCGCGCAACTGGTCGAGCTCGAGCTGCTCGCGCTCGACGCGGATGCGCTCGCGCTCGGCCCGGGCCTTGCGGTAGGCCTCGGTGTCGGCGTTGCCGCTGGTGCCGGTGTCGACGATCGGATCATCGTCATCCGCATCCTGCGGCGGCAGCGGCCCGGTGCCGTGCAACAGCGACTGTTTGGCCAGGTCGGTGTTCTGCGCCCACTCGCGGTCAGCCTGGTCGGAGTCGATCTTCGCCCTGCCATCGACCAGCACGGTCTTGATGCGGCCGGCCTCGATCGCCTTTTGCACGGCCCGAAGCGCCACGCCGCGATGCCGCGCGTATTCGCGGAACCCCATCTGCGCCATCGTGACTACCTCGTTTTGCCGTTGACTACCCTCCCCCTGACTACCTTGTGACTACCCAGTGCAGACGCCTGCGACAACACGCGCAACGGGCTTGCGAATGACCCGCGTGGCTGAGGGCCAGGGAGGACCCGCGGGCGTGTGGTCATCAAGCGGTGCGAAGTGCCTCGTCCCATGCCGACCGCAGCGCGCGGTCGAACTCGCGCATGACGATGCGCTTCGACACACCGTAGAAGTCGAAGCGCCTCTCATAACTCGCGGCCTGCTTCGGGAACACGATGATCGGAATGAGCTGGTGGCGCTCGGGGCTGATGACCACCCGCTTGTAGATGCCCGCCGGCCTGCCGTCGCCGGGCTCGCCGTAGAACAGGTCGACTGCGCTGCTCACCTTGAGTCGCGCGGCCTGCCGCTTGGTGGTGCGTTTGCCGGCCCTGGCCCTGGCCACCAGTTGCTTGATCGCATTGGCCGGCAGGTTGCCCGACTCGTTCAGGTCCACCACGCTGGGCAGACGCAGAGCGGTCTTGGTCGGCGCCCGCCTGCCGCCCTTCACCTGGTAGGCCATGTACTGCGCCTGGCGGTCCTTCACGCCGACCGCCGCCTGCAGGTTGTCTTTGCGGGCGGGCTGGATGAAGAAGCCGGCCTTGGTGAACTGGGTCGGCCGATCGAGCGCGCTTTCCAGCTCAGCCGGCATGGCGCCCTGCACCATGCGCACCGTGTCGGTCAGCGCTTTGGCGCAGGCGAAGCGGAACTGCGGGTGCATGCGCGCGGTGTCGCGCAACACCTGGTCGATGTTGCTGGACACGCTCGCTCGCACAGGCCGCTCCGGTCAAAAGAAAGCCCCGACGGGTGAGCGTCGGGGCCGGGAGTCGCCAGCCGCTGCAGGGATGGAGACAGCTTCGCTAGCGTGCCGGAAATGTACCGGGAACCCATAAAGGGTAAAACCCCCTCAGGGCCGGGCGCTCCGCTGCATCGCCTCCAACCGGTCGCGGTGCTCGCGCTTGATCATGGCCTGCTCGGCAAACCAGGCCTGCAGATGGCGATGCGCCTGGTCTCGGCGCGCGTAGAGGGTGGCCTCGCTGACGCACAGGCGCGCCGCCTTGTGCCGCAGCATCCCGTTGCCAAGATAGAGCGCCTCGACCGTGGCGCGCAGGTGCGAGGCCAGCGCGTTGACCGCTCTATCGGTCTCCTCGGCCTCGCAGTCCATCGTCGGCACCCTGGCCTCGACGTAGCCGTCGCGGCCACCATTGGCCAGCGTCAGGTCGATCGTCGAGTAGCCCAGGCCGCCGCTGCTGCGCCCGATCTTCCAGCGCTGCCAGTTGAGCAGCCGGCGCTCGATGTCCTCAATGCGTGCCATGCGCACCCTCCGGCGGCCGGACCATCACCAGGGCCTGCGTGGCCGTCACCTGCCGAGCGGCAAAGTTGGCCAGCAGCGGATCGTCCCAGGGGGTTCCCACCGCCAGCGCACCCTCGCGCGCAAAGAACCACCCTGGCTCGCGCTTGATCACGCCGCGCTGCCAACACAGGTTGACGTGCGCATCGCCGTACTCGGCACGCCGCTCGGCCATGAGCTTGGCGACGCCGGGCATCTGCGCCGGCAGCCACCCCCACCGGTTTTCTTTTCTGTCCATGTGTCCATCACTTTCTAGAGACTCTTCACATCGCCCAACCGCTCACCCGCGCGGGGGCGGGCGCACCTGCGCCCCTGCCCGGCCGCGCTGTGCCAAGGACGTCCGGTCTGATTTGCGCAGTGCTCCGCCAAGGTCACCCTGATTCGCTTCTTGCTCCAGATCGAGCGATCGCTGCAGGGTCACGGACACACGGACAGACGGACATCCAGGCGCGCCTGGTCGCGCGCGCCTACATAGGCACCACCGCGCGCGCCCCGACCTTTTCCGGCACGCCTGCCGATCCCTGGTCAGAACGGGCACGCATCTGCGGTCTCCGTTTGGTCATGGTCCTGCGTGGACCCTTTGCTTGGGCTGCCGCCGGCCGCGCCTGATGCGCCGGCCAAGGGCCTCTTGTAGACACGCGGGCGTCCGGGCTTGCTCGAGCGCGCCTCGGTCCAGCCGAGCCGGCGCAAGGCGGCTGCCGCCTGCTTCTCGTGATAACGGCCCGGCCCGAGCTTCTCGATGCCGATGCCGATCTTGCCGAGCAGATCGACCAGCGAGATCTCGCTGGCCAGCTGGCCGTTCACGTCGTCATAGAGCCAGCGCGCCACCGCCACCTCGATCGCGTTCTCGACGGCGCGCTGGCGCTGCTGCGGCTCGAACAGCTCGCGCTCTTCCTCCGGGGTGGGATACATGCGCGCGCCAGCGGACAGTCGCGCCATGGCCTCGGCAAAGAGCTGGTCGCGATGCTCCATCACCCAGTCGATGTCGATCAGCCGCGTCACGCGCAGCGGCCAGAAGCGGCGGTTGCCGGTCGGGTCGGTGAGGTAGTGGTCTTCGTTCGTCGTGCCGGCGAACACCAGCTGGCGCGGATAGTCACGTGCCCGCTTGTCGAAGCTGGCGCGGAAGTAGTCGGCCGAGCTGGCGATGAAGCTCTTGATCTTGGTGACCTCGGCCTTGCCAAAGCTGTCGAGCTCCGCGAACTCATAGAGCCAGCGGCCCTGCAGCTGCTGGTAGCTGTCTTTGTCCCCGAGCATCAGGCCGGTATCGGCAAACCAGTCGCCGGCCAGCACCCGCAGCAGCGTGCTCTTGCGCAGGCCCTGCGCGCCCTCGAGGATCAGCATGTAGTCGAACTTGACGCCGGGCGTCATAACGCGCGCGCACATACCCATCAGGAACCAGGTGCCGGCCCGCGCCAGATACTGCTGCAGCGGGTCTCGGTCATCCCGCTCGTCTTCTTCCAGACACACGCGCCGCAACCAGGTCGACAGGCGCCTGGTGCGGTCCCACTTCAGGCCCTGCAGGTACTGCCGCACCGGGTGGTAGCGGTGGCGGTAGGCCACCATGCGCACCGCCTCCTCGAGCGTGCCGCGCGGCATGCTGGGCAGCCAATGCTCGCGCACCAGGTACTCGCCCATCAGCAGCTCGTCGACCTCCTCCCACAGCCCGGCCGGCGAGCCCCATGGCGCGGCCCGCAGCTTCATCACGTCGTTGGTGAAGTCGTTGTAGGCCACCACCCCGGCGCAGGCGGCGATGCCGGGCAACCACGGCCCACCGTCCTCGCCGGCCAGGCCATCGAGCGCCAGCACGGCGTTTTCGCGGCAGGCCTTGATGGCGCCCTTCTCCGTCGTCAATAGCTTCACGCGCCAGGCGCGCTCATCCTCGACCCGGCCGGCCTCGACCGCGGCCGCCGGATCGCGCGCCTTGGCGCGTGCCGCGTCGTCGGGCGGAGAGAAGGCGTGCGCGCCGCGGATGAAGGCACGCACCTGCGCCGCGTCCCAACCCTGCTGGATGGCATCGGCGATGTCCCAGCCGTCGGTCATCGCGCCCGGCGCGTCGGGCGCCGGCACCGGGCACATGAGCACCGTGCAGCCGTGGTCGGCCACCAGCAGCGAGCCGATCGCGACCATCGCCGCCACGCCGGGCTGCTTGCCGCAGGGCAGCAGCGGCTTGCTCTGCGGGTCGACTCCAGCGGCGCGCTCCTCGGCCGAGAGTCGCTGCCGTTTGGCGTCGGCATCGGGCCACAGGTAGACCGTGCGCCCCATCAACCAACCCCAAGCCGCCTTGGCGTAGGCCTTGCTGCCGCCGGGCCAGCTGACGAAGTCGAACTCGTGACCGAGCAACTCGTGGCCGGCCATGGCGCACTTTTCGCCCTCAACCAGCACCACGGGCACGTCGCCCGGGTTGCCGCTCAGCAGCGCGGCGGGCACGTAGAGGGGCCGCGGCTCCTCCCACTGCATCCAGTGCCAGCGGCTGGTACCGCGGCGATCGCTTTCGTCGGTGCACCAGGTGTGAGGCAGGATCTCCTTGCCGCCGTCGCTGGTGAGGAAGCGGGCCACGTAACCGTAGCGCTGACCATCGAACTCATAGCACCAGGTGCGCTCCGGCGCCCCGCGGCTGAAGTGCTTGAAGTCGGGCTCCGGCGCGTGTGCCGGCACCGGCACCACCGGCCGCCAGATGCTCTTGCGCCTGGCCGGCGCCGATGCCTCGTCGGCGGGCGGCGCGGGCCGGTCGTCGACTGCAGCCACATCGCGCGCGTGTCGCGGTGCAGGCGTCTGCACCGGCTGCGCGCGCTGCCAGCCCAGGTCCTGCATCAGCTGCCGCGCTGCCGGGCCGTTGTTGAGGCCATGGATCGCGGCGTAGAGGCTGATGAGGTCGCCGCCCTTGTCCTCGCTACCGAAGTCGGCCCACCGGCCGGTGACCAGGTTGACGCTGAGGCTGCGCCCCTCGCCGCCGCCGAGGTTGGCGCAGATCCACTCGTGGCCCGCGCGCTTGCCGCCCGGCAACCACTGCGGTACCAGGGTGGGCGCGCGGTCGAGCAGCGCGGCGGCCAGTTCGGCAAAGTCGATCAGATCAGCCATGCAGCGCGCCCCTCAGCAGGGACAGCGACGCTCATGGCGGGGCTGCTGCCCCCCCCAGCCCATCCCGCCCTGTGTTG